GGAGGGTTGGTCTGAGTCTGTGATGGAGAATGTCGATGACTACGATACAGTGTTTGAAGAGCTGTATGTGAAGTACCGCTCCAAGGTCAATGTTGCCCCAGAAGTGAAGCTCATCATGATGTTGGGTGGTTCAGCAATGATGTTCCACTTGACAAACAGTATGTTTAAGAGCGCCCTCCCCAATATGAATGATGTCCTCAAGCAAAACCCAGACCTTGTGAAGAATATGATGGCTGCCGTTCAAAATACAACACGCGCGCCATCTGGTCCAGCGGATGCGGCTCCAGTGGGTGGTACTGGGCAATATGAGATGCAAGGTCCAGGTATTGATATCTCCAGCCTCATGGGTGGTATTATGATGCCCCCACCACCACCAATGAATACCACGCCTATCCCAGTGTCCGAACAAGATGACGACGACGTCTCCGATATTGTTTCAATTTCAGGCGAGTCCACTGGGGGTGAAGTGAAGGAGGTCAACGTTGATGGCTCCAAGTCGAAGCGTGGTCGCAAAAAGAAGAAGACTGAAATTAATCTCTAAGTACAGTATAAATGATAGGCTACTGTCCATTGGAGGAACTTGAACCTCCCGCCAGACAACAGCAAGTTGTTGTTACACCTAAGGCTGAACCCAAGCCCGCGGTTGGCCCCGAGGAAACCGAATGTAATTACGTCGTCATGGCTTTCATTGTCGGCGTTCTATTCTTAGCCGTCTCTGATTCCATCAGGGCGTAAATTAAAATTTAATTCTACCTTTGGGTCTCCCCATATGGTAAAATTGATTTAATAAGTGAAGGTTGCTATTTCTACTTGACCACCTGTACCGTTATCAAGGTTAACATCAGTTGTAAGATTCCGGGTGATTTTTTGTAGCACACCATCACACGCACTTACCAGTTCCACAAATATATCATATGAATAAGCTCGTGTACTACCCACATTATATGGTATTATGCTTATACCTCTCACACCAGTTGTCACCGTTGGGCTCCATGGATAATTATTTGTTCCTCCAAAGATGTTCTTTGTACCGATCGCGACGTCGACGGTTGATGCAGACCCATCCCCAGTACCCCCTTGAATTTCGAGAAGCATTGTATTCAAATCCTTGACAGTTGAACCATCAGTTCTCCTCAATATAGCTACAACTTTCGCATAAAAGGCTCCAGTTCCAAATATAAGTTGAATATCTTTAGCAGCACCTGCACCCACAGAAAATGTCTGGGAGTATGTCTTTCTAGAAACTTGGAGAGAATTGGTTATGATACCACCACCAACTTCAAGATCTGTGGACGGTGGATCCCCACTTAGACCAATCCCGACTTGGTTACCGAGATCAATCTTGCCGCCAATCGTGGCATCACCCATAATTTCAAGATCACTATTTACATGGGTCGTTCCAGAACTTGTGATTGGATTTATGTAGACATTACCAGTTGTATCTGAATAAATATTGGCAGAGCCTGCGGTTGTTGTAAACTCTATGATTGCGTTTGATGAAGAACTTTCCACTCGTGGAATACCATCATAGATGTGAAACTTTGTAGCTGGTGTGGCTGTACCTACACCCACATTACTTGAATGAATTAAATGGAGGCAATTTGTTTGTGTACTATTGTTGGCAACACCCATCACGAGACCAGTTGTACCATTTACCACATTACTGAAGCCTCTCACGTAGCCACCTTCACCATCACCCGTATACAAGAGCATACCCGTCTCTTTATCTGCACCAGTACTCTCAAGTCTCAGGAGATCCACATTACCAGGGGTTGTATCGTATACGTGAATGTTTGAACTTGGTGCTGTCGTACCGAGGCCTAACTTCCCATCAGCATCAAAGCGTGCAAATTCGGAGTCATCTGCTGCACCCTCTTTATGTGTAAACGTGAGGGGACGACGTACCAAAGAATCTGATATATTTCTAATGATATTTACAGATGGAGTATCATTCGTCGTTAAAAACGACAAGCCTTTAATAATAAACGTACCACCCCCACTAAACTCAATGTCCCCATCTACTTTAAGTTTTGTATTATCACCAGTCACACTCGAATTTGTACTCCCAATAACTACAACACCACTTGGAGCGATAAACATCCCGGTATTGAGATTTTCTGTATCATCTGGGTTAATGCGTGTATCAGAAGATGTGTAAGTCTTAAAGAGATGTTGTGGAGCTAAATAGTAAATTCGGTCAGGCCCCCCAGCTACGTCACCACCACCATCATTCCCTTTAAAAATGAGAAGCTCGGATTTGCCAAATGTAGCATCGTATAACCGTTCTTGTATGTATGTATTACCAAATATATCACCGCTAGTTCCACCAAATGTAATTTGCTGTCCAACGACAAGATTACCGCTAACTTCGAGAGCCGCACGAGGCACATCCGTACCTATACCAACGTGGCGAGAAGTACCATCAATGAATAGACCCACATCTAGAGATGCATTAACTTTATCTACATTCCGTGTAATTCTAAAATCACGAAGCCCGGTGACACCCACAGACCATCCACGTGGAGTGGTGTCATCCTGTGATTGAATATACGACGTAAAAGCATTGCCTATGAGTTCATCAGTTTGGGCGGCAATAATCGCATCTCCAGCTGTACCAGGTGAAAGTGAGTGATTGTGAACCATGAGACTATTTTGTCTGGCATTTCCGATACCAGCACTTACCACTTCCAAATACGCCTCGGGTTGTGTTGATCCGATACCAACTCTACCGTCACTTCGCAAAGTGAGGATATCAATTTCATCACTATAGTCATCGTCTGCGAGATAGATATCAAGTCTTGTCCTAGATGCTCCAGATTCTATGTTATGTTTTCCAAGTTTAAATGTAGCTCTCGCGCCATAACTATCCAATGGCCCTTCGCGGCACAGATGCATGACCGATGCATCATCATCTGTACTCTCAATCGTATCATTATTTGTTACGACGAGGGGTGTTCCCAAATGATTAAAAGCATTTCTATTGACAACTTGATCATTAATAAATACAGTGCCACCAGATGTGTGGAGTCTTCCCTCGGGTGTAGCTGTGCCTATACCCACATTACTTGATTCCAATATGGTCAACTTTGGTACCCCCATCGTAGGTGTGGTACTCGCATAAAAATTGAGACCCTTCCCCGTGCCCACTATATTCTCAACCCGATTTTCCCCATGAGTGACACTTGTATACGTGCGCATAGCAATGTTCCCCGTAGACCCCCAAATGTTACCAGTTGTCACGGCATTACTCCCAATCACATAGACATTCCCAGATACTGTGAGCCTCTCTGTAGGACTACTATTTGCAATGCCCACTTTACCATCCGAAGTGATTCGAATTCTTTCTGTATTTTTTGTTTTGAACCTAATCATTTGGTTGGTACTTGATGTATTCGCACCACAGACCTCAATGGAGCTTACATTTGACGCGGTTGGACCGGATTTAAGTACAAGTACATTAGATGTACTGTCACCACCGAATCTATCCGCGTGAATGGTCAGGTTTGAACTTGAAAAGACCATCTCTGTGGTGAGATTTGTTGTTGCGGTATTACCCAAAACTCTGAGAGTATGTATAGCTGTTGTGTTTGCAAATATTTTTGCTCCGATGGAGAGTGTATCTGTGGGGTTCAGATTTGAAATACCAGATGGAGCTGTACCCGTAGTACGCAATGCATTCATTTGAACATTTCCAGATATCGTGACCGGAGTAGCAGCTGTTGCATCTAATACGAGTAAATTACCGGCTCGTAGACCCGTTGATCCAAGTATGAGACCCTTGGCATACACATTACCATTCGCATACACAACATTTGAATGTGTATCATCGATAAAGACATTTGAACCTACACAGAGATCATGTGTTGGAAATATATTTGCGGCGCCGATATTATTTGATGTATATATGTCACCATACACATGGACATTTACTAACTTTGTATCATCTACATTAATTGTGGCAGCGTTGTATCCCCCATACGCATCTGTTTGAAAAAATGCCATCTCCCGACCCCTATCACCCGTGACAAAACCAAGGGCTACATTTGAATATCCAACACCGGGTGTCATGACAAATGCGGTTTCTCGAGACAATATATCATTTCCAAATCCGGAGTGAATGACTACATTAGCAACTCGTAAATCTTGTGTGGATATATACGTCGCAGTCTCTGTCACAGTGATGTTACCTGTTAGTGAAATATTACCAACGAGGTTGTAGTAGCCTTCGTGGTATACATTACCTTTTAACATCATGATATTAGATCCCTCGCCGAAGATACCAACATTATTTCCAGCGCTTAAATTTGTTGTTTTCATTCCGCCAACGACCGTGATAACATTTGAGTTTGTCTCATTGATTGATAGTTTTGACCCGGATGTTGTAAGTGTATCAGATACAATCACATTGGTCGCAACGAGGTTACCATCGACTGTCATAAGATCACGACCCTCCAAGTCGATAGCCACTTTTGTAGTCTCACCACTATTAATCTGAAAAGCCCGTGTTGGGTTTGTTGTTCCGATGGCAAGTTGATTTTCAACGAAGAAATAATCAGCCTTACCACGACCCTTAATATCAAGCACAATTTCATCAGTCTCATCTACAAAAAACCTATTCCCCACCGATAAAGATTTTGTTGGGAGTGTATTCGCTATACCGATACGTCCCTTCGTACCAAATTCTTCAACGAGGATAATTTCATTTGCTTCAATTTCGCTCGTCAGAATACTCTTAACTCCTGTAAGAGTTTCTTGTTCAACGGGTTCTGCATCCAGACTTGCTACATAAATCTGTTCAAAACGAGCGGTCCGACCCATTTATACATTAGTTGCCGAATAAAATTCCAGCTAAACCATCCTTGATCCTGAGTACATTATAGTTTAGGGCGAATACACTGATGTCATCTTGATCCCCTCTAAAGTTACCCTTCTCAACACCACGAAGTATAAGCTTTGCATTATCAAGTCTACTGAAATTACATGTTCCAGACGGATTATAATCAGATGCATTTAGTCCAAAGTGATACACAAAGTATCTTGTATACATAAGATCCTCGGAGTCTACACGGAAGTCTGTCTTGCCATATTTTGATTTGTAATAGTTCTGAACCGAATGGAAATATGTAGGGCTCATGTTTTCAAGGAGAGGTGTTCCATTTACATGGATATCTCCAGTCTTGAATGTAAAACGATCATTTGTTGGATCAATATTTGTGGCGGAATATCCAAAAAATATAGACTTCACTGGGTGGTTAAAAGTTCCTATATCCAAGTCATTATATCCACCCATGTCAGTTGTGTTATCAACAACATTTGAGAGAGGGAAATCAATTCTTTGAGTTTGTGTAATGATCAAGTCCATCTGTCGTTTGACGAGGGATTCTCTCTCATCTTTATCCAAATATATATAGTTTCCATACACATTGATTCTCTTTTGCGACGCTCCATATCCATCAAGACTTGCCTGATCAAAATTCACCCTCACTTCAACCTGATGATGCGCTAGGGAGACGAGAGGTAAAAATGCCCCATGGTCACAAAAGAAAAAGTGAAGCGGTTGGAAGTTACGATTTGAAATGCTTGTCTTATTTGTAAGTTCTTCCTGCTTTGACCAACTATCTGCCAAATAGTTTGGCCAGATGTCAGCATAATAGTCATAGTGCTGAGAATCTATCTTCTGACCCCCTATATAAAGATCAATCGTTGAGTTGAATAACAGGTTTGATGAGACATTTGAGTTTCTATCAAGTCCCTCAAACCAGAGACAATTTATGAGATCACCCAAAACTGGGACAGTAAAAACCGGGTCTTTATCGGTAATAGTCTTAATAAGTTTTGGGGCTTGGGAAAAGTTTGTATGCCTCGTAAACTTCATACGAAAGAATGAATGACCTTCCTCACTATTGAGATAAATATCTTGTACACCCTTGGAGACAAGTTGAATTAATGCACCAGACATTTAATTTATGATCAGATTATAAAAATAGACACTTTCCCTGAGGGAAGTCATCTTTCTTTTCTTCATCTGCAACCTTGCCGTGGATCTTGAAACCACCCTGGCGGTACACTTTCATTCGCTTGTAGTACATCGCTGTAAAGAGAGACCAGGGATCATGGATATCGTAGATGTGTGGGTTGTTCTTTTTTCCCTTGGTCTCCCTCATAATACGACCAATGCTTTGCGTTATATCCGACTTGGGTGACGCCAATATGACTGTATCAAGGGTTGGAATGTCGAGGCCTTCATGGGCTTGACTGAACGTCGCAAAGATGATCTTCTTTTGTGAAGACGCCTGGAGGTCTGCCTCCTTCATACCACCCATATAGAGCCCAGATGTCTTGGGAAAGCATTGGTGAAGCATCTCACAATGCCATCTACGGTCACTAAGGACAAGAAGTTGTCGTGTCCCCGCCGAAGCCTTCTTGACAAGTTCCACAAGCATTTGATTTCTCTTCCTATCCTCAACAACTTCTGTAATCATATTGGGCATCGAGACTTTACCATTTCTCATTGAGGGTGGTGGATTTCTATAATTGA